ATGGTTAGTGGGAGCTTATAGATATGCAGCGTAACGTATACATAGAAGGAGAGATGGGAGAGCTGTTCGGGAAGCAGCATTATATAAATGTGCCCACAGTGCGTGACGTATTTAGGCTCATGCAAGCAAATCATCCAAACTTCCGAAAATATCTCATAGACTGCCACGAAAAAGGAGTAGGATTCGCGATAGAAGCAGCAGGAGAGCAGTTAGATACCGATGAAGAGCTTCTTCTTTTGTTAAATGAAGGTGATATAATAATTACTCCTGTGCCTGAAGGTAGTGGAGGAGGATTCAAAAAGATATTGATGGCTGCAGCAATTATTGCTCTGGCTTTCACCTTGCCAATGATAGGAGCTAATCCAGCGATTATGCAATTGGGTGCAGTTGGCCCTGGATTTGGTACAATAGCTCCTTTAGGCTCAGTTACACTTACTGCTGGGGGCGGGGGTTTAATAGCTGCAGGAGGCTTTGCACAGATGGCATTATTTGGTATAGGTGCAAGTTTAGCACTAGCGGGGCTACAAGAAACTATGGCACCTGACCCCTCTACAGACTCAGATCAAGAAGAATCTTATTTATTTAATGGAAAAGCACAGAATGTTATTGAAGGAGATCCAGTGCCTGTTCTTTACGGAAGACTGCGTGTTCCTGGGCAACCTATAAACTTCGAAACATCAAATAAACAAAAGCAAACCACAGGATCAGGCCCCTTTCAGTCAGGAAGACAGGGCGATACTACCATGAATGAAGATATAGCAGAGATACTTGCAGCAGCAGCAGCAGTAACAGGATCAGGTCATCAGTAATGAGCACACAAGCAGGCTTAACAGCAAAAGACAGAAGAAAAGCATCCCCAGCCAATGACATACTAACTGGTCAGGCTGGGTCTCGTTTTCAAAATATAACTCTTACGGAAATTATATCCGAGGGAGAGATTGAGGGACTTGTTGAAGGCGGCTCAAGTATATTTTTAAATGATGACCCAATGTTTGAGCCAGGAGAAGCTCCTTTTACGCCTACAACAACTGTGACAGGCACAGGCGTAACAAATAGCACTTCTGTTACTTTAAGTGACTCTACCCGTCAAACAATAGAAGAAGACGACGGAAAACTCTTTATGGGAGTAGAAGTTATCGAAGCTCAGATAAGTCTTTCTAGTAAAACTTATATTATAAGCGGTATTACGGCAGCGACTGGAGGTTTTGGAGGAACAATGACAGCCTCCTCTAGTATATTTAATAATGACATGGTTCATACTCCTAGCGGTCTAGGCAATATAAGTTTGGACAATCTAGTGCATGGTGATGCTACAGTAGAACTAGAAATACAAAGTAGTGGTCAAAAAGTATTTGGATATATCTCAGCTTTTGCTAGTGCAACTGAGGTTACTTTTGCAAGTAATAAAGTTACTGGAATTGATGATTATTTAACAGATGATGATTTTGCAGTAGGAAACAGTCATAGAATAGTAATAACTGTTTACTATGAAGTTTCTGCGTTAAGTGGAACTTCTGTTACTCTGTCTTCTAATCCTACTGTTGCGTTTACAAATAAGCGAATAATGTTTCAAGGCCCTCAGTTAGCGAAGGCTCGTCCATTAAATTCAAAGTACCCAGGCTCTAGCTATCAGTTCCGAACTGGAACACAATTACAAGAGCCGTTGTCAAATATAAACGGACAAGGAAATACTTCTGCTCCGTTAACAGTTCCTGGGGGAAACTTGTTAAAGGACGTAGCACAAACAATAACTAGCTCCGCACTAAGTGCTGGACAAAAAAGAGAAGTTGATGAAGTTTCTTTTCTTATTGCATACCCTGGTGGTTTATATGGCTATGATGAAAGCAATGGGGACGAATACCCAACAGGAGTAGCTTATAGAGTAGAGGTTGGAATAGATAGAGGTTCTGGGTTTACTTTTGCAAGCGTAGGAGGAAATACAGGCCCAGGTCAAAGAGTTTCAGGAATAGGAAATGCTAACGAAACTATATACTCTCACTCTACTAAAGCTAAGGCTTCGATCACAGTTGAGTTAAATATAGATTTACAGCCTTTTCAACCTTTTAACGATTTTTCTATAAGAGTTACTCGACTTACAAACCACGGAACAGTAGACAGTGGAGTTGACTATCAAAAACCTCACAGAGCATTAGGACATGCTGAAGGCAGTCTAGCTGTCTTTCCTAACGAAAAGAAATGGAAAGGGGTGCTAACAGGAAATATTCAAAGCGCAACAGCTATAATTAAAGAAAAATTAAATTTTCCTCATACTGCTCTTGCTTCAATATCTTTTAACTCAAAAGTTTTTCAAGGGTTACCCAAAAGATCCTATGAGGCTAAAGGTATTAAAGTATTGGTGCCTTCTAATTATGAAACAAGAGATGAAAATGTTGATGAAAGCACCTATCCTGGTAAGGTAGCAACTTACACTAGAAACGTTAGTACAGGAGTAATCGAATCGACTAATCAAGCCTGGGACGGTAACTTTCGCTCGTCCAAAGTTTATACTGATAATCCTGCGTGGGTATTTTTTGATATTCTTACAAATGACAGATATGGACTAGGAGAATATTTACAGTCTTTAGATATTGATAAGTTTGCCTTGTATAGAATTGGAAGATATTGTGATGAGTTAGTGCCAGACGGAAATGGAAGCAAAGAGCCTAGATTTACTGCAAACTTGTATCTTACAAAAGCAACAGACGCTTATAAAGTATTAAAAGACATAGCTACAATATTCCGTGGTATGTTATACTGGATGGACGGTTTGATAACTCCTGTAATGGACGAAGCAAAGGAGCCTGTCTATCAATTTTCAAAATCAAATGTTGTAGACGGCATTTTCCGATATGAAAGCACTGGAAGCAAAACTCGTGCAAATCAATACATAGTTGAGTGGAATAACCCACAGTCTCAGTATAAATTAGAGCCTTTAATTGTTGAAGACAGACAAAATATTATAAGAACTGGCAAGATAATAAAAGAGAGAGCTGTAGCATTTGGTTGCACTTCAGAAGGTCAAGCTATACGGTATGGCAGGTGGAAACTTTGGACAGCTGTAAATCAGACAGAAGTGGTGTCCTTTGAAACAGGAATAAATGCCTCTTTTTTGATGCCTGGTGATATTATAAATGTTTCAGACAGCGATGACTTTAATATACCTTTTAGCGGAAGAGTAAATTCTTATACAGAGAGTGGAGGAAATTTTCTTACTTTAGATAGAGATATAGACTCTTTCCTGCCCACCTCTGGGTATTCTTATACTGTTTCTGTAATTATACCAAAAAACGTTGCTATACTTAATCAAGATTCTGCCACTGTAAATGGAGCATCTTTAACTAGAGGAGATATTGTAACCACAGCAAGAGTTGCTTCAGGAGGGTCTCAAACCACGTTGGTGGTTTCTAGTGAAGACACCACGAACTTAAATATCAGTAATGCTTTAGACGACTCCAATAATTCTATAGAGCTTCTTTTAAATACCTCTACGATTGTACAAGAAGAGAGTCTTACAGGAACTGCTACTGTTGATGGAACTGTAGTTCAAGTTCCTGCTGCTGCAGTAGACGGCAGAACAAAAATACAACTTTCTTCTGCTCTTGACGAAAATAATGCCTCTGATTTGTCTGAAGCTATATGGGCAATAAGACAAACAGATACTACAGGAAAAGAATCTGTAACTTCTCCAAAACAGTACAAAATACTAGGTATAGTGCAGCAAAGCGAAGAAGGTACTTTTTCTATAGCAGCAGTTGAACACTATAATGCAAAGTTTGATTCAATCGAAGAAGAATTTAACTTAGCTGTTGAAGACACTATCTCTCCTAGAGAACCTGATACGGGCATACCCAGACCTAAAAATTTAAGAATACTAAAAAGGTCTGACGCGGATAGAACAGGAGAAGAGATTAGTATACAATGGGATGCCCCAGATAGTTATGAGCATACTAAATCATACTTAGTTAAACACAATATAACTATTGATAGGCAAGAAGTTATAGTAGATACTGAAAGCAGAATTCTAAACTTGAATGGAGTTGCAGACGGAGTCTATGAAGTTCAGGTACAAGCAGTAAGCCAGCTCGATAAAAGATCGCGTCCAGTTACACAGCACGTAGAGATAAAAGATATTTTTGGGGGACCTCCAAGAAAGAGAGGAGTTATGCTGGGAGGATTATGTTCTTCTGGTATGGATATAGATAGAACAAATGGAAAAGTATTTTTTATAAAAGACTCTTATAGAATTGCTCCTCCCGCAAATACTCAAGGAGCAATCTCAGATGGTTCTACCGCGAATTTGGTAAGATTCAACGACTCAAGTAATGCTTCTTCTATAAGCCAGTCTATAGCAGGTTTATCTAATGGAAGCTACCCTGGGTTTATAAATGCAGACGGAGCTGCGGTTGGTCAAATATTCTATGACTATTCCAATGCCGAGCACTCTTCTAACGACCCTTTAAGGCTGATAGCCTATAAAAGAGACGCTACTTTAGATGTTGACTATTATGTTGATGCAGATAAATTTCTTGCAGATGCAAACAGTGTTTGGACAAATTTGAGTGGGACAGTTGAAATCACAGCAGGGTCGAATAAAGTAGTGGGTACAAATACAAGTTTTACTAACTTTGATGTGACGCGAGTTTTGAAGTTTTCCTCCACACAAGCAGCAAAGATAGCTTTTATAGAAAGTGATACGGTTTTGTATCTTGATAGGAGTTTTACTGCGGCAGTCAGCGCAGGTACAACTGCAGCTATTGACGAGCTTGGTATAAACTTTGCGGAAGATTTTATACTTGGGGAAGTCTTATATAATGGAAATCTGTCCGCAGGTCAGCGTTATAATTTTGTACCAGAGTTCACAAAGTCAGACTTACTAGCAGACAACTCTCGTGCTGTAATTGCGACTCCAAATGTCATGTCTCTTATGTACGGCAGCGACGGGGCAATCAAAACAGACTTTGATAGTATAACTCTAAAAGTGCAAACAGTTGGATTTGAGGCTCCCAAGATAAAAGTAAACGGAGCAGGCTTCGATCAAACTGACCAAACTGCTCAAACAAGTTTTAGTGCAATTTCTTCAGAGCCTCATAGTGTAACTCTACATAGTGCTGCCAATGACGGTGCAAATCCCCCTCCTTTTGCTGTTGGAGGTGTAAACGGAGTACCGCTTGTATTTACTGTAACAATACAAGAAACAGAAGATACTACGATAACGGCTACAGAAACTGTTACTATCACAAAGGCACAGGAAGAAGCAGCTTCAGGAGCTACTCGAACAGCAGCAGGATACTTGTACTATCAAACACAACAGGCAAATGCGCCTTCGGCTCCTTCAGCTTCGGGAGTAGCCTATAACTGGTCTACTGGACTTTTCAACGCTGGAGGAGTTATAGGCACAGGAGGAACACAATGGAATCAGATTGCTCCCACACCGACAACTGGAGCAACAGACAAAATGTGGTATATTTACTACAATGTTGTTCAGGCAAGTTCAAGTGATAGTACAAGTACCCCTACTTTTGGCACTGTGGTATATCAAGCCACCAACTTCACAGGACTTGTAAGATTTACCGGCACAGGTGCTGTTGCAGACGGCTCTGGAAACGGATTAAGTTTTGGATCTAGCGGTACAACTCTAATTGATGGTGGAAATATTACCACGGGAACCATAAAATCTGATGGAGTTCAGGTTGGGGGCAGTAGCAGTTTCACAGCAGATGGTAGTGCTTTTACCAGTGCTGGTACTTATTTTAACTTAGCCAATGGATCAATTGGATCACAAAACTTTAGAATACAATCAAATGGAAACGCTCACTTTGCAGGTGATCTTATAGTTGGGGGAACAACTTTAACGACAACTAACACTTTAAATGCAAATACTACTAAATCTGATGTCGGGCTTCCAAACGTACAGGACGGAACTCCTGCTCAACAGGTACAAGCTGCATTTACTCCAGGAACTACTGTTATTTCAGGAGGAAAAATAACTCTATCTAGCGAAGCAGCAGCAGGCGGCACGACTAGTGTTGTTGAACTAAACTCTGCAACAAAGCAAATTCTGATAAAAGATGCGGGGGTCACCCGAGTACTCATAGGTAAGCTAACATAGCAACCACCAAAAAATAAAACTTGACTAAACAGGTCCTTTGAGATATAATTTCAAAATGGAGAAAATACATGAGCGCAGGAACATATAACTTAGTGATCGACCAAGGCTCCGACTTTGCCTTAGACTTGGTCATTAAGCAAGGAGGAACAGCTTTAAACTTGACCAACTACACAGGTCGGGCACAGCTGCGTACGTCTGTTGATGCTAGTTCAGCTTCTGCAGCTTTTACTGTTACAAAGACAAATGCTGCTGAAGGTGCATTAAAAATGGAACTCTCTGCCTCAACCAGTTCTGCTATATCGGCAGGACAATATGTTTATGATTTAGAAATTTTTACTTCTGGAGACGGTATTGTGAAAAGAATACTACAAGGAGATGCAACTATAACTCCAGAGGTAACAAGATGAGCACACAGACTACTCTTGAAATCACAGAAGATGTTACTTCAGTTTCTGTATCAGGAGATAATCTTGAGGTGTCTATTACAGATGATGTTACCGAGGTTCAGGCATATACATTAGCTATACCTATAAATGCACCTGGGCAGATTGCTGCAAGCAATGTAACTGTAACTCCTTATCATACAATAACTTCGAGCACATTACAAGATGCTTTAGAGGAGTTAGCAGATCAAGATTTTAGAGGTACCTCTACTCCAACTACAAATGTACAAGAGGGGGATACATGGTATGACACCGACGACGACCAATTAAAAGTCTATAGAGAGACGAGCACTGGGAATTTTGCATGGGTTCCTATAATGGTAGGAAACATCTCGCCCGACTCCGACACAATAGACGCAGGATCCTACTAGGATATTCGGAGCAATAAATGTCTCAAACAATTAAAATCAAACGTACTACAGGTACAGGCAAAGATACCTCTGTAGAACAGGGAGAGCTATTTTATGCCTATGGGTCTGGTGGAACTTATGGAAAGCGTCTTGCAATTGGTCACGTAAATGGTGGTGGAAACACGCCAGAGATTATTGGCGGATCTATTTTTATGGATATGCTCGACCACACGGCAGGTACTGTAACTGCTAGTAGTGCCATACTCGTAGACTCAAACAAAAAGATAGATGAACTTAAGATAGGAAACTCTAGCAACGCAGGAAAGATCGAGCTTTTCGAGGCGTCGGCGAATGGAACAAATGCCATAACAATAATTTCTCCAGCATCTTTAGCAGGAGACATAACTTATACACTTCCTGGTACAGTGACTAATGGACAGTTTCTAACTACAGATGGTTCTGGTAATTTATCTTTCTCTGCAATATCTACAAGTTTTACACTTGCAGCAGATAGTGGGTCGAATGATACGTTTAACACAGGAGAGACACTTACTTTTGCTGGTACAGCAAATGAAATTGAAACTACTGTCTCAAATAACCAAATTCAGATTGGATTGCCTACAAATGTAACAATTTCTGGAAACCTGACAGTAGCAGGCACAACTACTACCGTGTCTTCTAGCACCGTAGTAGTTACAGATCCTTTGTTAAAACTTGCAAAAGATAATAGTTCATCTGACGCAGTTGATATTGGATTTTATGGACTATATGATGACTCAGGCTCTCAAGATGAATATGCGGGTTTTTTCCGTGATGCAAACGATGAAAAGTGGAAACTATTTAAAAACTTGCAGGCAGAGCCAAGCACTACAGTAGATACGTCAGGAACAGGATATGCAATAGCCACTCTTGTGGCACACCTTGAGGATTCGAGTGTAACGATAACGGGCGGTTCTATAACTGGTATTACTGATCTTGCGGTAGCAGATGGTGGTACGGGACTTTCAGCAGTCGCAAAAGGCTCCGTACTTGTTGCAAACTCAGCAGATACTTTATCAGCTCTTGATGGGGGTGGATCAACAGATAAAATTTTACTTTACAGTCAATCAAGCGACACAATTTCATGGTCAAATACTATAGATGGCGGAACTTATTCATAATAGGAGATAGCAATGGCAATGGTAATTAAGCCAAAACGAAAGTTTACTGCAGGCGCTCCTACTACCTCTGATATTGTAGAGGGTGAAATTGCAATTAACACCGCAGACAGAAAATTATATGTTAGAGATAACTCAAACAATATAATTGAGATAGGTGGAGGTGGCGGTTCCACTTCTGACATTACTCAGAGTAGCCACGGGTTTGCAGTAAAGGACGCGATTCGGCATAATGGATCAAGCTGGGTAAAAGCTCAGGCAAATGCAACATCTACTCTTGCACTTGGAATCGTAACAAAAGTTGCGGATACCAACACTTTTACGATTGCACAGTCAGGAAGATTTGAGCTATCGTCGCATGGACTTACAGTTGGACAATGGTACTACTTAAGTGCTGATGCGGCGGGAGGGCTTGTTACTACTGAGCCAAGCATATCTCAGCCGATTGTGTATGTTGAAAGTGCAAGTTTTATTTATGTATACCAGTATCGCCCTACAAACTTATTGATAAATGGCACTTCAAGTATAATACCAGGTGACAACACAGTAACATCAGCAAAAATAGTAAATGGTACAATCGTAGCGGCAGACTTAGCAGACGATGCAGTTACAACAGTCAAGATAACAGACTTAAATGTTACAACTGGTAAGCTAGCGGACGATGCAGTAACTCTTGCGAAAATGGCAGCAGGAACCGATGGAAATATTATAAGCTATGATGCTTCTGGAAATCCAGTAGCAGTAGCGACAGGTACTGCAGGGCAAGTATTAACTTCTGCGGGAGCAGGTGCACCTCCAACATTTCAGACTCCATCGTCGGGTCCTAGTGTTGGTAAAGCGTTTTTTATGGGACAATTATAATGGCAGTTAAAATATCGGGTGTAGACCTATCAGCAAATACTACAGCAAATATTGGACAGGCAGGCTCCTCTGGAGGAACCTATACAGTTCACATTCTGAATAGAAGTTCCTCAACAGCTTTCGTTCAGCTTGGAGTCGGAGATAGTTCTGCTACTTTTACAAATGCTCAAAAGCTACTAGAGAATACTTCTATTGCTCCTGATGAGAGCCTAAGTTTCTCTCCGATCGTAGCAGGAGCAAGTGACTATATCATAGGGCGTAGCACAGTTGCAAGTGTAAATATGGTTATGATGGGGCATGATGAGTAATGGCTGGCTTAAGTAGATTATCAGGAACTGGCAGAAGTGGATTACCTATATTTCCTGCAGGAGATAAAAGCTCTGTTACTCCTTACTACAATTATGACAATAGTGAATCGGCTTATG